ATTTGCTTTTGGTTTTTTATTTAAACCCCTTTCATCATATAATTCTCCTTCCAGAGCCGCCATAACAGGATTAGAAGTATCTATAGACTCTATTTGTGGATGATTATCATACCAACCAAATTCCTGAGGAATTGAACAACCTAATAAGTGGAATTTAGTATTTTTATATCTTTTCATTTCCAATAATTCTTGGACAAATCTAACTCTACCTAATGCTTTACCCATATCTGGATTTGAGTGGGAAAAACAATCATTATACCAAGTCGCACCATATGAAACACATAACTTTTCATAACCTAAATTTTGTAATAAACTTGCACATAAAAAAGCATCATCAGAATCTTTACCCTGAATTACAGCTGTAATTTTGGTTCCTTTTGGATATTTATATTGTTTCCAATACTTAGCTTGGGCTGCTGTTTGGTGACCCTCCATCCAAACATCAGGAACAATAAATTCATTGGGTTTTAATTCTTTAACCCAATGTAATAATCTATCATAATTATAAGCTTCTCCTAATTCATGAAGCGAATTATCCATAATAATATATCTTCCGGATTTTTTAGCATCGAGGAAATATTGTTTATATTCCTCATCTTTATCTAATAAGTGAGGCAGGCAATAATCATAATCATTAAATTCTTGGGATGCTAATAATAAACATCTAGGTACCTCGTGACTTACTTTCATAACCATATTATACAAACTTTTATTTACTTTTCCAAGTAACTTTAAATAGTTCTAAACCTTCTTGAACTATTCCAATAAACTCTAGGTGTTTCACCTAAAAATTTTTTGCGGTAAACTCTTTCATTAAAATCATTTCTAACTTGATTTAATTGAGTATTACCGTTTTGTTGATCAGTATTATTTATCATATTTTAGCTGGGCGTCCTCTACGACTTTTTATATAAATTTTATTATATTTTTCTTCAATCTGGTAGTACAGATCTATTATTGTACCTATACATATATCAATTTCCTTGTTTAATTCATCCCTTGATATATTAAAATTTTTTTGGAAATGTTTATATAAACTATCTAATTTATCTACCTCATCCCGCTCATGATCTTCCCATAATCTTTTTCTTCTTGCACCTAATAACTTTGATTTTTCTAAGTATTTTTGGTAATCGCCCTCACATTCATCTAACATTTCATTAAGCATATGTTCGCAAAGCCATGCTTGTAATTGATAAGGACCTTGGTCAAAATCACCATTAAATATTTTATCACGAAAATCAGCTTTATTAGGTAATGGTTTATTTCTTGATTCATACCATCTCCACCATCTAAATTGATTATAATTTAATTTTTGGAACTTAGTAAGTTCTTTTTCAACAAATTTTTTACTTTGGGCTACATTAAACATACTAACAAGGACAAAATACCCAAAGGGAAAAATATAATGTATAAAACACTAATGCAATAAATAAAAAAGATACAATACTATCTATNGGTTTTTTTAAAAACTGTTTGACTGCATCTCTGGTAAAATTGTACATATCTTTCATAACTTTTATTTTACGTAAATATACGAAATTATCCCCGGAAATCCAAATTTTTACTAATAAGTTTTAGTAAGATCGTCTAATTTTTCTTTGGGGTTGCATTTTTTTAACTATTTGACCCTCGATTACTTCTTCGTCGCTATCATAATGTTCACCATCATTACCATTTTGACCTATAATATCCATTCTTTTTTCATCATCTTCTGAATATTCATCAAAGACATTTTTTACTTCCACTTCTTCCTCATATAAATTTTTCCTATAAATTTTTCTGGGAAAAGCCTGATTATAAGCAAAGTTAGCAGCTATAACTAAAGAAACAGCTAGTGGATCAAATACAAAAATAATAATAAGAAGTAGCACATTTATAATCTTATCCATTGGATAACCTGTCAATCCCGCTATATACTTAAGGGGACCTAATTCACCAGCTACATCGGTGTTATTATCTAACTCTAATATTCCCCGTTGGTAATTACGTAATGAATCTACAGCAATATCTCTTTTTACTTGTATATTTTTTCTATTAGTTTCTTCAACTTCGATACGTTGCTGTGCCAAACGTAAGTCAACCGTGGAAATGGTGTTTCGAATGCCTCCAACCACACTGGTGTCCTTGATTTGGATTGATTGAGATTTGGCATTACTAAGAGTACTAATATTGTCCAATATTTGTTGAAGTTCTTTATCATATCTTGTTAAATCTTGTTGGTAAAAATCTACTTTCTGTTGTAAAAATTTCTTTTCATTTTCCACATAAGTTAATTCATTAAAAGTATCTTGATAGGCAGATGATAAGAAACCGTAAATACCCATACTAGTTATAAGTACTAAAATTACTACTGCAATGCTTAAATAATACTTAAGGAGCTTATTTATTGTATCCCAGTATTGATATAAAAGTGATGCTGTAACTAATTTAGCTACCTCTAATGAACCAGCCATTATGATAACTTCAGTACTTGCCCCTGCAAATAATTTACTTAACCCAAAAACAGAATAAAAAGCTGCCGATCCTGATACGGAAAGTGCAGAAAATCCCACTAAAAATGGGAGGAACCCTTTTTTTAAATTTTTAAACATAATAATAATATAATAAGGGATTAACTCAACCTCACGCCATTATCATAGTCTATATATTTTACTCTAACTCTTTGACCAGATAAAATTGCCTCAGCGATCACAGGATAAACTCTTTTGTAGGCATCATTTGAAGCCCCAATAAATCCACCTTTTGATACATTTTGTTGAGATGAATCACCTAATAATAAACATCCAGCAGTATCATCATCTGTGTTACCTGTATGCCATAATATCCATCTAAAATTTGGAACATTTTGAACCCAAATCATCCCTTTATGAAAAGATGATCCAAACTTTTTTAGGAACCTATTATGATAACCTCCCTCTGTTCTTAATTTTAAATCATAAATTCCAGCTGGGATTCTAGTTTCACCCATAACTTTAGTATCTCTAGCTTCATCTTCAAGTGTAAAACATAAAAATTTTCTACCATGAGTCACGTCAAATAATAATCCTAATGTTGAATCATTTTGAGAGCTAAATCTAATTACTTCTAATTTCATAATCTAATTTTAAATTTAATAAAAAACCCGCACCGTTAAGTGCGGGTATAAATATTTACAAACTAATTACTTTTTAAGGATGTGATACAATACAAATGCACCTACAAGTCCTAATAGCCCTTCGGCGTTAAGAGATCCTAAAATAGCCATAATATTATCAACTACTGATATATTAGGCCAAAATGGGATTCCTGCTCCAGAAAATAGTACTTCTAATACTACACCTAAAGCAATTACACTAACTCCTATTTGAGTCAGTTTATCAGCCCAAGAGCCGATCTTGTTTAGAATATCCATAAAATTGGGGTTTTAGTTAAACAATACGATAACTAGCAACTATTAAGTCTGTTACCAATCGTCATCACCAATATTAATATTGATGTTTCGGTTAGATTTATTATCTTTTTCTTCTTCTGGTTCAGGAGCTGGAGGGTCTAATTTTTTATTACCTAAAATATTCCCAGCTTCAGCAATTCCAAAACAACCTAAAGTAATAATTAGGAATGAATCATAAATGTGCTCATTTATTACTAAATCTTTTCCTCCAAAAAAACCAAGGAATAGATCAGCTAGAGCGAATAGAACCATAATAGCAAAAGCTACAAAACCAACGACACTTTTTTCGTTTATATTATTATTGTCTTTAAATAATTTCCACATAATGTTAAATTTATTTAATTATAAATATTAAAAGGCACCAGCTTCTTTAACTTCTTCAATAGCATCTAAAAGCTCTGGTAAGTCAACAGGACATTCTAAATCTAATCCCGCTTTAAAACTTTCCTCATTTACACCATCTTTAAATATAATGATGGTTGGAGCCATTCTGATTCTATATTCTTTTTTAGCTTTTGGTGCTTTTGCAATATCTACGCGATAATATTGAACATCTGACAATTTATCCCAATCTGGAAATGCGTTTGCTTCATTGAATTTTGCCCAAAACTCTACTACAACTATTGAGGATTCGTCATCTCCAAAAGCGTCTTTAGTATTTAAAATTTCATCTAAACTTGAATCATCTACCCAGTTTTGGGAAAAGCTAGTTAAGGGTAAAACTAACATTAGGATAAGGATTAATTTCCTCATATTATCTATTTTTTTGGATCTCATAAAGACGTTCATCAATCTTTTCGATTTCCTCTAAAATCTTATCTACATCGTCTTGTGTATCCATTATTGTTTGTCGAATTAATTCATCTTTTAAATCATATTCGATCCTATCTATTTCTGGAAGAGGTAGTTCCTTTGCTTCAGCTATATCCGCTTGTAATGTGAACCACATTCCTGCTAACATAACTATAAAAGTTACAATCATCCCTATTGTCTTTAAGTCTAAAGTTACCTTAGTATCTTCACCTATTTGTTTAGCCATTTTATCTAAATGTAAAGTTTATTCCAAATGTTGTTATAAAAAATTCCGAATCCCACATCCTTGTATATTCTCCCTCTGCAAAAATTCCTATTGATTTACTTAATTTCCAACCTATGTTAGCACCAGCTTGATAATCCCACCATTGTTCTCCTTCCGCTGCATCAGCTAACCCATACTGATCCCAACTATTTCTAAATAAATAGGATAATGGAACTCTACCATAATCATCTTTATCACCCATTACATATTTGTGATAAGGTAAATAAGCTGAACCATATAAATGAGCCCAGAAATTTGATTTGTAATGATAAAAATCAAATCCTACAACTGGACTAACTAAACCAAAAGTACCTGTATTACCTAGTACTTCGTTATTATATATTGAAATTAATCTTTTATAAGGACCATCTCTAAATTGAGGGTCTGAAGAAGCTACAACTTGTCCATCTGGGTTATACCAAAAATAACCGGATACATTTTGTTGCTCACCAGTTACTGGGTTGTAAATTTCAGTTTGATAAAAGGCATCTGTAAAACCATATTCATATGCTAATTCATACCAATAATTTTGTTGTGAACCATCATCATTTAAAGCACTAACCCAAATTTCATAAGGATTAACACCATAAACTCTTTCATGAGTTCTAAAAGCAGCACCAGCTGAAATGCTAAATTTCTTTCCTATTGGTAATCTTGCTCTAACATCAGCAGCATTGTAATTAAAATCATAGGCACCTTGAAATCTAGATTCCAGTTTAACAATATGGTATTTACCAGTATGTCTTAAAAAGTATCTTTGATTTTCCCATTCTTCACCTCTACGTCTTTCTTTTTCAAAATGGAATAAATATTCCCAACCTGTTACAGCAGAAGTAGGTGCTATAAGTGCGTTTTGTCTTTCTAAATTTTGATCTCCAGTCCAGAAATTCCCTGGTTTTCTTTCATACCCAAATCTACCTAATTTACGGATACCAAACCCAATTCTATAATCCGATGGGAAGTATTCTGTAACATCTTCAACAATAGGTACATCGTATAATCCCGCACCTTCTGGTTGTCTAATTAAGTATTTTTTGTTTGATGATTCATATGGTGCTCTATAGTCACCTGCTCCATAGATGGTAGCGTATTTAAAGAAGTCATTATAAAACTCTTTAAAGAAATTTTTCTTTGGCTTTTCGTCTTGTGCATTGACAGGGAAAGCTAATAGTAGGGCAACAATTAATATTAATATCCTCATATTATTATCTTATTATATTTGATAATAAATATGGCAGGATATTTTTAGATTTATCTATCCGTCACAGGAAATGCAATCTGCCTGGCGACTTCCTAAATCTCCTTTAATTACTGAATCCGTTCGTAAATAATAGAACGTTTTGTACACCCAATTTCCACCCTTCCATATGCACTTGATTAATCCATTTAGGTGAATCATTAGGATCAAATGATAAATTAAGTGATTGAGTTTGATCAATATATTTTTGCCTTTCAGCTGCCTGCTTTACTAATTCAAGTTGATTAGTTTCCGAAAAAGTAAGAAATACATCTTTTTCTTCCGCAGTCAACACATTATCTGGTAGGCCTAATACAGACCCTCCTTCTTGTAACATTTGTTTCCACCATTTTTCCTTATTTTCTCCCTTAGATTCAAGTAATTCTTCTAGTACTTTATTTTTTCTGATAAATGTACCTTTAGCTCCATTAAAAGTATAAACATTAGCAGGTAAAGGTTCAATCCCAGCGGAAATTCCCCCACAAATAACAGAATTTGAAACCGTAGGAGCTACAGCTAGTAAGTGAGTGTTTCTCATACCTGTTCCTCTACACCATATTGGTTCACCATATTCGGCAGCTAATTCCATAGAAGCNGATTCAGCCTCACCTCTAATTCTATTAAATATATTTCTTGTATGGACTGTAGAAGCAATAGAATTAAAAGGTAAATTTTTCTGTTGTAAAAAAGTATGCCAACCCATTACACCCAAACCTAATGCCCTACCTTTTTTAGCATGATTATGGGTTCTAACTAATGAATCTTTACCGTTTGATTTTTCAATAAATTCCTGCATTACACCATCTAAAAACCAAATAGCAGTTTTTATACAATCTGTATCTTTAAATTCTTCCCACTTAGCTAGATTTAAAGATGATAAACAACAAATAAAAGAATGCCATTCATCAGTAAATAATGTAATTTCTGAACATATATTAGTCATTGTTACTTCTAAATTATTTACTCTATAAGCTATTAGGATTGTTTTTATTTACATTATCTTTAAACATAATATAAGGTTCTCCAGTTTCCATTCTAGCTTTTAATATTCTAGCCCATCTATTCATAGCTTCAGAATCCCTTGCCTCTAATTTTCTCATAAAGGAATCTCCAACTACAACACACTGATGTAAGTTAAGACACTGTCTATTAACATCACCTTTAGGTCTTCTGATTTCTAAAAACTCATCAATATCTGGATGTTCAATATCTAAGTTAACTGATGCCGCACCTCTTCTTACATTTCCTTGATTTGTAGCAATAATAGATGAATCATAAATTTTACACCATGGAACTACTCCTTCTGATTTTCCGTTTCCAGTTATTTCATTTCCTCTAGGTCTGATTCTTGAAACACTAATACCAACACCACCTCCTTTAGAGGTTAATCTCATTAATTCAGCGTTAGTCAAACCAATACCTCTAATAGAATCAGGAGTATCAATACCATAACAAGAAATAGGCAAACCTCTACTAGTACCCATATTTGAAATAACAGGGGAAGCAAGCCCAATCCAACCATTCCAAATATATTTAAAAAATTTATTAGCTAAATCAGGTCTTTTTAATCTTTCTGCTGACGCGTTAGCTACTCTTCTATAAGCTTGTTTTACTGTTTCATTAGGTAGTAAATATCCTTTTGATATAGTAGATAAAGAAATTTCATCCATCCATTCAGGATATTCTTTACCGGCTGTCCAACCACTGTAATCTACAATTAAATTATTATCCATATTAAAATAAATCTGCGGCGTCCCATTTTTGAACACCTTTACTGTAATTTGTTACTCTATTAGCAAAGAAATCTGTATGTTGCTTTCCACCTGATAAATTATCAAACCAACTCATTCTTTGTACTGCATCATCATCAATACCATTAACAATAGGACCATAACCTAAATCTCCCATTTTAGTATTAACTCTATGTTTAATAAAAGAAACTAAATCATATTTAGTACATCCTTCTAAGTCTCCCATTTCATACACTTTATCAATAAAATCTAATTCAAGTTTTAAAGATAAATGAGCTGCTTCCTCAATTTGTTCCTTTAATTCAGGTGTATCGTATTCTGGGTGTTCTTTTAGTAATGTTCTAAATAACCAACACCCAGCATTAGAGTGTAATGATTCGTCTCTAATACTCCATTCAACTATTTGACCTACTCCCTTAAGTTTATTTTGTAATTTAAAAGATAATAAAACAGCAAAAGAAGAAAATAAATTAACACCCTCTGTAAATGCAGAAAATATAGCTAATGATTTAGCTCTTTCATGCCAGTCAGGTGTACCATCATGAGAATCCCTAACTTTCATTAATGCATCTATTTTAGCCATTGTAGTTTCATCTTCTAAAAATTCGGCAAAATTATCTAACCCCAATTCTTCGTTTAATAAAGAATAGGCTTCGGCATGAATAGTTTCAAAACATCCAAAAGTAACTGCCATTGCAATAACTTCTGGTTTTCTGAACCATTTAGTAACTAACGTTGACCAATAATCATTTACTACTGTTTCCGTTTGAGCAAATCCCTTAAGAATAGAACCTATTATATTTTTTCTCTGTTTCACTTAAATTTTGTTTCCAGTCATTTACATCTGCCATCATAGGTACCTCAGTCCAAAGCCAATGTGCTTGTTGTTGTTTCATATAAAAATCAAACGCTTCTGGATATTCAAATGGTTTATAAACAATACGTTCTTGTAATAATGATTTTTTAGCCATAATAATTTTTTAATAAGTTATTGTAATTCTTCCTTAAAACCTTGAAGTTTTTGTCTAAGAAGAGCTTTGTCAAATTTGTCAGTATCGGTATCAAACTTATTAGTTTGGGTAGCGGGGGCAACATATTCTTCCTCCTCTAAATCAGTAGCATAATTATGAACTTCAAAATGGCCCGTAGCAGTATCAGCTTTAACAGCAAATGTAAGACCATCCATACCGTATCTATTTTTCATTATATGAAATCTACCTGTACCTTTGACTTTATCTTCCTTTTTACGAGATAAAGACATTGAAAAATCGGTGATCATCAGCTTATCATAAGAACCAGCTGCTTTGTCACCTTCTATAATTTCGTCTTTAGCTCCCGCACGATTAACTTGTGAAACAGACCAAATTGGTATATCAAGTTCACGAGCTAATCCTTTAGTACTTCCATAAATATCATCAATTTCTTCCTTACGCTCCCTAGTTCGTTTTCTTGATGAGAGAAGATCAACATAATCAATAAGGACTAAATCTGGTTTAACTCCCATATTTGCAACCTTTGCAATATGTGATTCAATTGTTGATATTGTTGCCCTTCCTGTTGGGTATTCTTTGATAATTAAATTACCAGGTAGTTGAGGGACTATTTCTTCTGCCTTTGGTTTTAATTGATCAGTTTTATTAACAGGGATTTGAGTAAAGAAAGCATCATATCGTTTTCCAACATAATCTTCACCTAATTCTAAAGTATAATGTAATACATTATAACCTAATCTTACAGCATACCCCCCTAAAGCTACAAGAGACCACGATTTACCACCTCCAGGATTACCAAAATAAGACCAAAATCTCCATTTCCCAATCCACCTTGTAATAAGTCATTAATACGTTCCCAAGGAGTAGGAATAACTGTTCTTGAATTTTCTCTATAACGCTCTTCAATATCTTTATTATATTCATGACCTACATTTTTATCTTGACCTGCTTTTAATGCCCCATCTACAAGCATTCTAATACCATCAAAATCCCCCGCTTTAAGTAAATCTACTGAAGACATTAATGCTTTTTTTAATTGTTGATTTCTACAAAAATTAGTAAATTCCTCCTGAATATACTTTAAATCCTCATCTGAAGAAACATAAGCTTGTTTTAATTCTTCTTTTATAGATATCTTAAGAACATCATTATCTATTTTTTGTAATTCAACTTTAAGTACCTCTAATGATGGGGTTGTATGATACTTATCATAGTATTTAACAATTTCTTTGATTGTCCATTTATGCGCACTTTTTTCAAAGTATTCATCACTGATTATATCATGTATATTAGTTAAAAATTCTTTATGTGTTAATAAAGAAGAAATAACTTTAATTTGAAATTCAGCTCCGTATTGATTTAATGTTTGTAATGTCAATCTTTATAACCTTTAAAATGTGAAAATTTATCGTTTAACCATATTTCTAAATTTCTAATCATACCACCTAATTTATCTTCATTATATAATTGGATAAATAACTTAGTATTTAAATCAGGAAATTTTTCATCAATAAGATAATCTAAGTATTCTATTTGTTGTTGATCCACCATTGGAATACTTAAATCCATAATTTTATAACTATTTTCTAATTGGGTCCTATTTTGGACTATTCTAGAATATACAACATGTTCTTTAAATTTCCTAGCAGATATATCAAAAATATCTTCTAAAGTAAGAACTTGTGTTTTTAACTCAGGGAATTTTTTAAATATTCCTTTTTCACCCAACCCTTTTACTCCTGGTATCTTATCCGAATTATCTCCTAATAATGTTTTATATAAAATAAAATTTTCAGATAACACACCAAATTTTTCTAATACTGTTTCTGTATTATAATACTCTTTTTCCATTGGTCTATATAAAATAATTTTATCAGTTACTAACTGAACAAAATCTTTATCGCTAGATATAATAAAACAGGTTGAATTATATTTTTCTACTAATTTTTTAGATAACACTGCTATAATGTCATCAGCTTCCACCTTATCGATTACGGTGGTTTTAATAGGTAACATTTTTAAATACTGAATTAGACGTACTATTTGGTCAACTTTCGCATCATGCTCATCACCTAAATTTTCAAATACTTCCCAATTAGTAATTCGTTGTAAATTTCTACCTGATTTGTACTCGGGGAGCAAGTTTTTACGGTTGGTCGCAGAACCTGCTCCGTCGAATACTACATAAACAGATGTTGGTTGGGTTTGATTTATTAAAGCACCCAAACTACGAAGAAATCCACCTAACCCACCAATATGGACTCCATCAGGATTAACCATATTTAACATTGCAAAGTTTCTAAAAAATAGATTTAATCCATCAATTAATAATACTTTATCATGTTTTTTTAAAGTTGGCTCCTCCCTTTGCTCCTGGACCTCGTCCAGCAACTTAAATAGTTCTTTATGCTTCATAATTTTTATTCAGGCTCTTTTTCGAATTGGGATATATCTTGAACTTCTTCACCTTCTTCAATTACATCAAAATTCATCCCTCCTAATATCTTAGCCCATTCCTTAGCGTTCTGTTCCTTGTACTTTTTAAGTTCATTAGGATCATCATTAATAAAACCATGAGGTGTCATTACAATTCTACCTCTAGTAGTCACACCATTAATATGGTTTTTATCTAATTTGTAAATTAGCTCGTTTAGCAAATTCTACCTGTTTACCATCTTTAATTGCTTTAATCTTAGATGTTCCTGCAGTCATAATATTACCAAATGTAACTACAAATGTTGAATCAAACCACATTGCATAACCACCTTTATTCATTAATTTAGGTTTACCCATAGGTGATTCTGGTTTGAGTGTCCAAACCTTATTTACACATACTAATGTATTAGTAAATACAGAAGATTCTTTCCTTGATAATGTTATTTTTTGATTAACATTATTACCAAATTGGGTTGACATAGCTCCTGCATTCCATTCATTATTATTTTTATTAGATTTAAGTGACATTTCACAAGGTACAGAACCAATACTATCCCATAGGAANAATAAATCATAAGGTAAATTACCTTTTTTCTGTTCATCCATTAAATCTAAAATAAATCCAGCTACATCTTCTATTGAATTGATTGTTTCTCTATCAACATAAATAAAATTACCATCATAATCGATAATTTCACCATTTTCATCTTTAGTAACATTTATATCTAGACCCATTTGAATAGCATGTTCCCAATTCCATTTCATCTCAGTAATAATAAAAACGGGTAGAATTTGTTTCTTCTGGGCTGACACTGCAGCTTCTATCATTGCTGTAGTTTTTCCTGTATCGGAGTGTCCTCTTAGTAACACAATATGTCCCATAGGAATACCAGGAACAGATGTAACATCTTGGAACGCCTTAGATAAAGGGATCCATTCCTGATCTTTAAATTTGATATTTTTGTCTAATCCTTTTTTATTTTTAAAAGCATTAAGATCAAATTTAGATTGAATTTCCTTAGAGACTGCCGCCGACAATGATTTCTTCTTTCTTGCCATATTTAAAAGGGTAAATCGTCATGTTTATCTTCCACTTGATTATCATCAAATAAAGAATCAAATTTATCACTTTTATTTTCTTTGGCTTTAGAAGTATCTAAAGAAAATTTACTAGGAGCTGGTTGAGTAGTGTTATCAAATCCCTCAGCTGGTTCAGAGATAATATCTCCTTCCTCAACTGCATCTTCAGGTGCTAACCATTTTTCTAGTGCAGACTTCATTTCATCAAATGTAAANCTNTTAAATTCAGCATTTGGGTCTGGTTGTTCTTTAGTCCATTTTTCTACTAATGAGGAGTCGGAACTAAGTGGAGTTTGTTTTAATCTAACTCTAACTGATGATTTATTATAATTTGTACCAGTAGATTCAGGACCTACAGTTTCAATAGTAAGGTCTCTACCAGAAGCAATATCAGTATAATCACCAATTTCTTCATCTACAGCTAATGAAAGTAATTCTTCATAAATCAGCTTCCCAAACTGCCATAATCGAACTCCTTTATCCTCCTCTCCTCTAACGATAACAGGGACAAATATCCTTGTTTTTGGGTCTAACTTTTTAGCTAGAACATAATTTTCTTTATTATATTCTTCTCTAAGTTTGCCCGCAAATAAAGCAATTGGATCTTTTTCACCGAAATTAAGTGGGGAAATCATAACTTTATTTGTAATACCATAATAGAACTTAAGTTCCGTAAATGGGTTGTTAGAATTAAAAGCACTAGGTACTATTCTAACCTGTTGTTTACCTACAGTAGGTCTCCAAAATGTCAAACTATAATCTCTTTTTTGACTAGTGGATTGTTTTTGTTGGAGCGTATCCAACTTCTGTTTAAGCATTGATAAATCCATAATTTTATAACTTTTTTTTATGTAACTATAATATACGAACTAGAATTTGGGGGGCCAAACTATAGTTTAATTATTTTATAAATTTTTGTATTTAATTGATTTAACTCATTATGTTGAGTTAATAAAATACAATTTTTATAATGCTGCCAATTCACCTGAAATGATGAATCAACAACTCCCCCATTAAGTTTTTTTATTAATTCGTTTAAAGCATTAATAGTATATAAGGTATTAGATTCCTTTTTTCTATGGACTAAAATAGTATTATCTGGGATAGTGTGAACATTACCTTGATCAACGTTATATGTAATAACAAACTCGTCTTTACCAACTATTTCTAATACAAATAGCTTATTATAAATAATTGTATACTTGCTTTTAATTTCTTCTAAAAGAGCATCTAAATTATCTATATCAGTAAATGTACAGAATAGTTTATTATTCAAATCACTAAGGTTTTTGATGGATGTAATCACATCATAGTTCGCATTATACGTATTTAAAGTACTATCTAAAGTCGTAATCATAACCTTGTTTTATTTTAATNTTAAATTTATATTTTTTAAAAATATCTTTAATTTTATTCATAACCTCTTCTTCCTCTAAAGATAAATCAAACAAAAACGAATCATAAGTATATAATATTAGCTTTGTTTTTTTACCTCTTAATATACTAAGTATATCCCATAGTATACAAACGTTCATTGACGTTTCCAAGTTTTGTAACAAATAATTAAATAACTTTTGAGGATTCATTTCCTTATAATAATCTTTTTGATAAATAAAATTTGAAACAGGACACACAATCTCCTCTCCTCCGTAAAAATCGAGCCACATATTATGTATATACTTTTTTATTTTTTTAAAGTATTCCAGATGCTCATATTGTTTAAATACTCCTCCGTATAATTGTTTAAATGTTAATTCCTTTGATTTTGCATAGCTTACCCCATCAAGCCCCGCCATATGATCGTGAATATCCACAGTGGGAAAATTATAATCAATGAGACGACAAGACAAGCTAGGATGATAAGCGCTAATATCGATTTCATACAAAATATCATTATCTGGTATAAAAGATTTCCTACATCCATTTTCTTTGTTAAGTGCTGCATAATTTACTCCTTTAAATTTATTACTAGGTCTAGTTGTTAGTGTTTTTAAGTTGTACTGACTGTAGACTCGTTCACTATCAATGGGATGAAAGTGTTCTTGGAATCTAGGTACGTGTACTCGTAATCCACTTCGCTCGATAGCGTTGAAAACCACGGATACTCTACTGTTATAGAACTCTGCATATTTAGTTGGTTTTTGATTTTTATATTTTTCAAATTGGTAATTAAAATAATCTTCACACATTTCATAGTGCTTAACTACCGGTATCATTTCATTTACATTAGGTTTATCCTTATGTTTGTAGTAAAAAATATCATGTGTATTAGTTAATTCTTGTATATACGTATTAGGGAATATGTTTATGTCAACAAGAGTTTTTAGCGGAAAATAGTGTAATAATTCCTTTTTATCCCTACAATATAAAACCTCAAATTTTTCTAATAATCGGTCTATACTCGTTTTTAATACACCTAATGTTTCACTATGTGTAACACATAACATATAGCCTTTATGCGCGTCAATTGGTCTAAAATACACCAAACTAACGTTATTTTGCACGGGGTGTACATTATGACTACTAGGAATCACATCAATATATGCTTCTTTATAACCACTATTTTAACAAAACCTCGAGTTGGTCTCCCTCCTCTATTAACCAATACATAAATAACCTTTTTACAACTATAATATAATAAAGAATCTAGTAACCTCCACTTGATCCNCCACCTCTTCTATAAGTAACAGGTTGTCGCGCAATCTCAGTTTTCAATTTGTTCAAAAGAACCACTTAAAGGTATCAAATAATCATGAGGTGAAGAAACATGAGTTGCGCCAACCATAGGACCTTTACTAGGGTGAACATGATAAAGACCTATATATAATTCTCCTGTACTTTGATTTTTAAATTCGGATCCATCGGTATAAAGATTTTCACCAGGAGTATACCTAAAAAATTGACTAAATCTACCTCTAAAATATTTTACAAAACCGAAAATATTATTTCTTTGTTCCGCTAGTCCTACTAATTTTAAGTTTGTTTGATATACTTCTTTTAATTTTCCTGTTAATTGCCAATTTAAAAATAATGGAACGTAATTATCATATTGTACAGCTAAATCTCGTTGTTTAAATAATTCATATTCATCTTGACTTACTTCTAAATAAATACTTTCATTAGATTTTTTTAAAAAATATCTATTAAATTCACCTGTTGTATAATCCGATTCCGTTGGTGTAGGAAATGTTGATTTAGGTGGTCTTGGAGCTATTCTATTAAGTCCATATCCTTTAGCATAATAATATTCGTTGTTAATTATATAGTAGGATTCTGGGAGTGGTTCACTATCAGTTGATTTTTCAGGGGGTTTAACAGTTTTTAATTCATTATTAGGTAAATCTTGGGGGTTCTTACCTGTAAAATAAGAATTATCAGAAGTTTTATAGTAAGGTCCTACATATTCTTTTCCTGTTGATGAATCATATAATTCACCAGGATTAGCATATTGGTTTTCTAATATTTGTGATTTTGGATAATACATTAGTTTAATTCAGTATTTTTAGTATCCCAATCTCTTTGTGGTTTACCAGGATTATCAGCTGCTGCGTTTTGTAAAGCAGTATCTCTATTAAAGTTAACATAAAAATGGATGGAATCTCTATAATTCGCAAAATAACCCCCCCATTTAATTCCAACTTTTTCTGCTTGGGCTACAATACCTTGTTCAATCCATGGATCATAGTCGGCCTTCCTTAATTGTGTACCGTAAGAATCTATTACATTAAAATCAACACCCGCAGCATAATTATGGACTGATCTTCCAGGAGGTGCATTTCGAGAATCTTGTTCTTTAAGTTCAACTGATCTTTGGAAGGTTCTATATACTGCATTAATTTTAATTACATAAGAATCATAGCCCTCATTTTTTAAATTATTATAAAATTGTCTAAATTGATTTTGAGCATTGATATTCATATAACTTACAGCCGTCTCAATTGATATTTCTTTTCCATAAGTACTAGTGTTTACTGGTATCCCATTATCAGTTCTATTATCAATAATTTTTAAGGGATCATCAGTTAATATTCCATCCCTATCTAAAGCCCCAATAGCATTATTAGGGCCTCTATCCACAAGTAATTGTGGGTTCCCATCTGCATCACTAGTAACTTGTTGTTTATTTTTAAAAGGAGTAATTGCATTTTTATCAAATAAAGGAATTGAAAGGCAACCTAAATTAGTTGTCCAATTATTACTTTCAATTTTATGGTCAACTTGATCAATTATAAATCTAACAGCTTTATCGTATTGATAAGGTAAAAAAGATGTTTGAGATTTAAAACCATTATAAATTTTAACTCCTGAGATTCCCTCTGTTGTAAATCCTAATTTTAAGGGTAAAAACCAATTTGAGAAGAAGGTTGCCCTCTTTCTTTAAATAGTTTTTGGTTATTTAAATTTACATATCCTTTAAAAGATTGGTGTCCTTGAGATACAAAATCATCAGATAGTTGAGAATATAGTGCATTTTTTGTTTTAACTCGAATTAATTTTGTGTTTCCTTTATCTGTTTCTACATTTATTTTTCCCCCAAAAGCTCTTACAAGATATAATTGAAAATTAGTTGAATACTGTTTTTCAACATTATAAAAAATACTGTCAATTAAAGAAAGTCTAAAGGTGATTGGTGTAAGAAGAGATTTAATCACCCTTTGTCCATAATCTATTCCATTTGCAATTGCAAGAAATGTTGAATATTCTACATTAGGTAAACTAATTCCTTTATATGTAACATTTTTATTTTCTTCATAAGCTGATTCCTGATCGGCATTACCGCTTAAATCTAATATTAATAAATTTTGTTATGTTNCCAACTGGTGTACCCGCGTCCCATGCAGCATCCTGTTCTTCAGTTCCTTCATTAGTTTCATCAATTCCTGGGGTATCAATAAAAGAAGGATTTTGTCTATCAATAAGCCCTTTATTCCAGTTTGAAAAAGCCGTTGCATCATAATTTTTAGTAGCACTTCCTCCTGCCGTTGCACCAATAGTAATTTGGGTTGCAAGGTCTGGTGTTATTTCTGTTTTAAAGTTTACATCAGTAACAAAATTTGAAGTAGATTCAGATCCCGATATTAGTGAACCATATAAATTAATTGTGGGTGGTGGATCTTTAACTAAACCTGGAATTGCATTTTGATCAATTATTGTAACAATTATATCTTCAGTTATTACAGCTTCTAAATTTACTACATTTCCTAAAGATTTATTTATTCCAGTAGTTATTTGTTCTAAAAACCCAAAAATAGATAATTCACCTTCATCATTAACTCCCTGCAAACACTCAGCTATAAATTCAAAATTAATGTAAATATTCATTAATTTACCATAATAAACATCACCATCATTATGAGTAAATTCCTTTAAATCTCTAAGATAATCAGGGTATTCTAATTCAACTATATTATTATCTGCTGTTTGAAATATTTGGGGCTTAATTAAACAAACTTTAGGATCTAAAGAGACAATATTAGGGTAAGTTGAACAAAACATTTCATTTTCTTCTCTTTTAAATAGTAGAGCCGCCGGTTCTGGAGCAGGTTTTGCAATAATTGGTTGGAGTTTAGATTCACAATATTCTAATAACTTACCAAAAGTCATAAAATAATTATAGTCCGGAAGATCAATATTTGGGTAATTTTGATCATAATGCTCTCTAGAGTTTTCCCAAGAAAAGAAATTACCTCTAACAGTATCACCTTCAATTCTTTCTGCCCATGGTTTATCTCTAACTAATTCATAAAGTGTTAAACCTAATTTAGAATCACCTGCAACACCAACTATATTGGATTCAGGAATCTTACCAACACCTGTATCCTTTCTAAAAATACCTGATTGACGTTCAATATCTTCTTCAATATCTTCTGGAGTGATAGAGAGAACTTTATTCCTTGCTGTTAATGATTCAATAACATCTCCTCTTGTGATTAATTTTAAAGTTATATTATAAGTTCCATCGGAATTAAATTCCCAATCAAAGTTAACTACTTTACCATAAAAACCATCATAATGAAAATTATATTTTTCTCTTTCTCCTTGNATGTAAGAATACAGGGCTATATTAGATACTTGATTTTTAAACCAATGATCTTCAATTATAGTATTTCCAACATTTTGGATTTGTTGGTTGTCATCAAGGTATTTATCAAACCCCCATTCTAACATTACGGAATAACCTAGTCTTAGATAAACAAGCTCTAATAATTCAAAATTGAAATTTATTATATGCTTTAAGAGTAACTGTAGCTTCTCTAATGGAACCACGGTTAATACATTTAACATCGGCACCTAATAANCCAGGAGCNGGTGATAAACCATAATCAGTACCACCTAAACCATAAGAATTATTTCCGTTCCAAAGTGAATTTGATTTTGAAACACCGGATCTAGTTTTATAGGATTTAAATTTCCCATCACTATTATATTGAGCTCCTTGTAGTGTGTTAAATAAAACAGTTTTTTGAGCTAATTGATTACCAATAAAATTTTGGGGATCGGGAATTCCAATTGCTCTTAATCTTTCAACTCCATCAAATATTCCATCTCTATTAGTATCAGCAGAAATAATTCCACCAGATTCATTTTCTCCCTCATATCTAAAATCCCGATTAGTTTGATCACCAATAACATAAACTGATGAGGCCATTTTTAACCAAGCATTTCTATTATTTAAATATTGGATTTGATTAATAGACCTTTTAGAAGAAAACCCACTACCGTGTACTTTTTGTCTTCTTCTTATTTCTCTTTTTAGTTTTTCACTAAAACCTTCACCTATTATATTCCCAGTCATAACTTTTAGTAATCATTTAGTTCATTGAAATCGGATAAAATTGAACCTATTTGTGAAGGGATTCTTATTTGAACACCTGGAGTAATAAAATATGAACCTTGATTAAGTGAATTATTAGCACTAGAAATAACCCACCATAATTTAGAATCTCCATAATATTCTTGAGCTAAAACGTCGAATCTATCACCCTGTTCAGCATAAACATAAA